TATTTTTATCATCGCGCAGCGTATGCACAATGTCTTCCAACGGGGTCATGTCTAACCCAATATGCTCCGCGCAACCACGGAACCGTTCAAGCCATGCGGCTAGGCTAGTACCTGCTTGCCTACGCAACTCTGCCTGTGAGTTGGCATCAGTTGGGTCAAACGGTTCGTACCCGCCACCCTCTCTGCGTTTGGACACAGGAGATATATACGCAGGATACTCCGTCACTTTGATAGCGACCACAGAACTATCTACGTCTTCCGCTTTGGCAACAATCCGTAATCCAGACGCCATCTGACGCGCCATTTGTATGCGGTGCTGCCGTGCTGCTTCTGCATCATCCATACCGTAGAAGGCAGGGTATGCTTCATGTTCTGGTTGTGTCGCCAACCAATCAACAAAGTCCGCTGGCACAAACATGTTTGCACCTGTATTTTGCAGGTAATCATCTATGATACGCTGCTTGGTCTTCTTATTAAAACTAGACATATACTGTCCTCCAAAAAGTTTCTTATGTTTGTGTAGTGGGCCACTACAGCCCACCACTTGTTTATTAGCTTGACCGCCAGAACTGACCGCGCCTCTCCGAACCATGCCCCGCCTCGACCGCCTAACCCCGCTCCGCCTTAACAGACCAAACCTGAACCGCCTAGACAGACCGCAACTTTCCATACCGTACCCCGCCTTGACCGCCTCGCCCTGCCTTGACTGACCATACCGAACCTGAACCGCCTCGACCGCCTCGCCCAATCTTGCCTCTCCTCTCCACGACCGCCTTGCCCTGCCTTGACTGACCATACCATACCTCACAATACCAAGCCTTCCTTATCAGGCCGTAACTCACCAGAACCGCCATGCCACGCCGAACCGTGCCGGACCTCGCCGTACCCAACCTAAACCGCCCAGCCACACCATACCGCGCCAAAACAAACCGCGCCGAACCGCACCGCACCTAGACCGCCTTGCCAGAACTGATCGCGCCTCGCCATATCTCTCCTAGCCCCGCCTCGACCGCCGTGCCACGCCAAAACCTACGCCGCCTTGCCTGTCCTATCCATGACCGCCTTTCCTCGCCTAACCTCGCCCTGCCGCACCGTACCCTGACCGTCTTACCTTGTCCGTGAATTAGGGCGGCGTTAACCGCCCCTCTTCTTTAGGCTGCTCTGCGCAACCGCTCTTCTTGAATGAACTGCATCAACTCTCGTGTCTGATCGTCAGCGCACTCTGGATGTTCCATAGCCAACTCTTGAACCTCACGCGCTTCCTGCGTGATGTCATCCCAGATTTCTTGCTGATCTCCCATGTCCTCAGAACTTGCTACAGAGAAAGTGCCGTATGAACCGCGACCCTTCTCCTGTCTGAAGTCACCGATACCGACAATCGTACCAGCGTTCTGTAACAGGGACACAATAGAGAACGCACTCAGAGTTGGCGTCACGAACTTTATATCCACCTCTGCACACCAGTTGGGTAAGTACGCACGGGTACGCACATCAGGTGTCTTGTTCATATCCGCAGACCGAACGATATCCATCTTCAAGTAAGGCTTACCCCAGATTTGGATTTGGCTCTCCGGTAAGAAGATTAACCGCTGAACACTTGTTTTCTTGATGCCTTCTGTCTCAAGCGCAGCGGTAGCCATCGCGCCCTTTACACCCGCAGCAGGGAAGCACAGATGTGTATCACCTGTAGACTTCTTGTACACACTATCCCGAAACTCCTGCTCGGGGTTGTGCTTTATGTTCTTCTTCTCAGCCGCAGTTTTCTTGCCGCCGCCGACTAACAGGTCACGCCACGCCTTTGCGCCCATGCTGTTAAAGTACATCGGGGTTTGCCCGATCATCCGCAACTTGATACGTCCTTGCTTTAACGCATGGATTTCCATTGTAGCTGGTGCGGTTGGTTTCTTTAATATAGCCATGTCATTCTCCATTATATATTGACACCTTGTTTCCGCAGGTTTGCGGTAAACTCTCGTAGTTCCCCCCTCGCGCGTTGCAGGTCTTGCTGCACGTTGGGGTGTTGCTCGGCGCGATTAACCTCACGCTCGTATTTATTAACTTCATTTCTTAGGAACCTCAGTTCCGCTTGCTGCTGCAAGTTCAACGCTTCGTCACCCATTGCCCAACCCTTTCGGCCTTGTTTTTGGACGTATAGATGAACTCGCTTTATCTGATTGAGTGCAGTTCATGTGAACATCTTTTGGGTTGTCGTAGATAGCGAGAAGCGCATCAGACCTGAGAACCTGTTCACATTTAGCGTAGTTCTCGAACCAAATCTCACCCCGCATATCCATGTCTTGCAGCGGGTAATATATTAGCAAGGCAGTAAAAAATTCCATTACCACTTCTCCCCAAACACTTTTCGGAATGCCTCATCCAAAATCTTTTCCATGTCATCTTTACTCATCACGTTCTCCTCTCATCCACTTTATGTCCCGTAGTAACTCGGTTTTTTCTTTAGTTAACCTCTCTAACTTCTGGGTTAACCTTGCAATCTCAGTGCGCTGAATAGCTATCTTGCTTTGCAGCTTCGCGTTTTCTTTATTCATCGTCCAACTTTTTTGTAGGTAGGTTATGCCGCTTCTTTATTTTAGAGACGGTGTACTGGCTGACCTTCAGCAATCTAGCTATATCCTTCTGGTGTATCTTGCTCTGCAAGAACCCGTCTATTTGAGCGACAATCTCTGGGTTGTCCGCAGCGCCGCTGCTAGGACGCAAAGCCCCAAACCCCGCACTCTTCCTTCGCGCTTCTTGAATCTTGTGGTTGGGTATCTGGTTTTCTGCTCTAGCCAATTGCTGCATACAAAAACCGTATGCCCTCTCGAAACTAGCCCCATGCAGCATGAGTTGTTTTACTCTGCTCAAGTCCACAGTTATTCTCCCTCCAAACATTTCTTGACATCTGCAATATTATCTTCGTTGACAACCATCGCAATTCCACCTGCCACTTCGATGTCCTGCAAGTTCTTTTCCTGTAAGGGTGTCGGCTTATTTTTACCTGCCTTGCATTCGATCCCGATAAAACGACCAGCATGACATACGATTATATCTGGTACACCACTCCGACCAAAGCCCCCCGTCACAGGGTAGAAATAATATGCGCCATGTTCTTTGAGTACGGCAACAATTTTCTTTTTAACTTTGGCTTCAGGTGTCATAGGCTTCCTCGTAGTAACTGGCTTCGGTTGATAGGTAGGGGCGGCGAACCGCCCCCATGGTAGTGAGCCACTACCTAATCGTAATATACCCAGTAAGTATTACTATCTATTCGGCGACCCACGCCATCGACAGGTTCAGTCGGCGGTGTTCCATTGGTCATCATCAAGACAGCTACCCTCTCCTGTACCCACATAGGTGTGTCGTGTATACTGTCATATAACCCTAAAGCTGACGCGTCAATAGCTTCAAGACCAAAACATAATATATCTACCTCGTTGGTAGTCGGGTGTATTGAGACGCGATAATTCTTGTTATCGCATACTTCCACGCTACTCACCCACGCACATAGAATACGTTATCGGCTGCGCGATAGCCCACGCCTTCGACATAGCCTTCCAATTCGAGCATACTCAGAACAGATAACTTACCTGCCAGCTCGTCCGGTAGGTTATGTTGGTCATACAAAGAGGTGTTGTCAGGAAGCTCCGACACACTCCTAGTAATCGAGTAGTGAGTTGACGCGTCTACATCGGTATGTACTCGGAACATCTGCCTACCTGTTGGAGATACTATTGCCTCAACAAACGTGAACGTGTTGTCCACGACTTGGCGCGCGGCTTCAAGCTCATTCAGTCCACCAAACATCTTGTGCAGTTTATCGCCAAGGTCTTTATCTAAGAACTCATAGCCCGACTCGACCAGATGTTTTAGTTCTCTCTGCAACGGATTTGGTCTCGGCGCTGAGTAGGTACTCGTATCAAAGAAGTTGTTGACCAACTCACGTCTTAGCTCACCCGTGTTGTCTCGTATCTTTGACACTACCTCTTGGGCCGCACGGTGGCATTGCCGTAGCGACAGCTTCATAGTCTGCTCTACGGTCAACGGACGTATATACTTCATGGCGTTCTTCACAGCTTTGTCCTGCTTCAGTGCTAGGGACATGTTTTGCTGTAGCCCATGGCTGTACTTCATGTTCTTTATGTTCGGCGACCACACAGCGTAACGATCATTCCCATCACCGCTAGTTTGAAAGTCGCCGTAGCCAATTATACCCATGACGTAATTGTCACCTCCTCGGTAGACGTACAGCATGTTGTGCTTCTTAGACACAGAGACTTTGTAACCCTTCATCTGTTGCGTCAGCTTGTGTGCAAAATCCATCAGGCCGATAGGTTGTTGACCATTCGACGGTTCACCTAGAGTGCTTACTTGTTCAAGTTTCATGTTATTCTCCAATTGCGTAGTGTGTCACTACTGTTTCATAAAGCCCGCGTTGACGTTGAAGAACGAGTTGAACCTCGCCCTAACACGCCGCAGATCATCTTCTGTTTGTACATCTTTTACCGCATACGATGGGTTCCAACCGTATCCATCGGTAGCTTGGGACGCAAACTGAACCCATAGGTGCAACCGCATAGGGTGATCCTCGTCTACTAAAATCACACGCGACCACTCAGGGTTCCATGGCTGATAGCCTGTTGTTGGGTAGAAGTGCTTACGCAGTTCATCCATACGTTCCATGATGTATTGTTGCTCCAAAGGCAGCAGGGGGGACATAGTCATACCCCACTCAAAGAACTTCTTGAGTGCGCCCCTGTATTTAGCCTTTAGTTCTTTGTTCACTTGTGGGCCTTTAGGTACTTTCTTCCCAGTTGTTGGGTTATGTATCCAATTACCTCCACCCCTAGTAAACACCAACGCCGCATTGTCATCTTTACGCTGCGACCATGAATGCCTACCCGGATAGTGAATGCTATCTTCATAGTATTTTTGTTCGTCGGCGGTTACAGTTTTGCCCTTGGCTAGGAATATCGCATCCTCTCTTAACCCACTCGTAGAGATATATTGACGTGCGTTACCTTGTATAAAATGTAAGCCACGCGGTGTATGCCTATCTATAAAACTGTAACGTGAAGGTTCGCATCCGCTGTCTGGCCCTGTCATATTCATAATCCTGACGCTCTCGACACCATCCTTATGTTTACGCCACACGATAGGTGCGTAGTACTCCATCTTACCATCCCTCCCAAACCAACGGGGGAACATAGGATCACCACGGTGATACCCATCACTCAGTGCGTAGCAGTTTCGGCTTAACTTAACGATGCGTTCGTGCTTACGGTTACGGTCTCCGATAGGTCTGATGTCGTCCTCACGTGTGTGAAGTTTAGATACAAGGGGTTTGATGCTTTCGTAGTGAGCCACTACCGATGCAAATGAGGTATAGTTTGTACTGTATAGTGCCATTTTACATATCCCTTGACATAAGTTTTTTGATAGCTTCTAATTTGGCTTTCAACTCTCTGTTTTCTGCGCAAGACTCTTTGTAAAGTTTTTCGAACCATGCTTCGCGGCCTCGCGCTCTTTTCAGCCTATCCGCAAGATCATTTATGTTTTGCTTCTGGAAAGCGTCAGAGTAATCAAACCTGTGAATACCTCCAACGGCGGTATACTCCACAACCAGATCAACGCGGCACAGACGCAAATCTTTGATAGCTTCGCTTCGACACTGCGATTTACTACTTGCTAAATATTCCTCACCAAGATCATTCCGGTAGGTCCAAATTCTATTCGCCTTGTCGCTGCCGCTTGCTTCGTGGCGTAATACTCTACCACAGATAACATTGTCGTCTTTTAGGTATTCAAGCATATTACATATCCCTTGATTTGATGTGTACTGTCTTGCCAACGTCTGCGGTCTTGCCGCTGTCCATCACGCACCACAACACAGGCATAGTCCACTGACCCCAGCCACCAAACAGGTGACCATCTGTCAGCACGATACATGCTTGCGCGTTGATGTTGTTGTCCCGAATGTAATCGGTAACGCAATCGACATCAGTGCCGCCGCCACCCGCTGGCTTGGTTGATTGTACGAGAGTATCGAGATCACTAGCGTCATACGTCTCGTCACGACATATCCTCGTGTCCCAATACATCAGGCGTACTTTCTCAGGGTGTACAGTATCGCATATCGATTTGACCTCGGACAGAAACGCAGACAACTCACGCTGCCCAATAGACCCAGATGTGTCGATAGCCACGATCAACTCACCGACCTGTTCGGTGATACCGCTTGGCATATACATACCACTCGACAAGTATCTGCGGTTGGGTCTGCGGTAAGTAGAGTAGTCGCTACCCGTGCAAGTATTCTGCACAAACTCACGCAGTGCTTCACGCCAATCGACCTGTGGCTGTAACAGTTCGGCTAGGTCACGATCACCACCGCTGCCCATCTTACCTGCAACCAACGCACCTTGGCGGATAGCCTCGTCAATCTCGCGTGCAAGATCGCGCTGCTCGTCGGCTGTTAGTTCTTGCGCACCATCCCAATCATGCTCGTCGAATGGCTGCTGTCCATTAGGTAGTGAGCCACTACCACCGCCATCGTCGCCATCATCGTTACCTTGTCCGCCACCGTCGCCATCTTGGTCATCACGCAGAGAGTTGTAGACCTGTGCGCTGTCCATGCCAGCATACTTGGGGTCATAGCATCCGTTCTCCAACACGCCTGTCATAGTTGCGAAGCCATCTTTGTTGTCGTCAACGATCTTGAGGTTGATAACGTAGTCGTTCGCCATGTTCGCGAGATGTGGGTCTTGCTCGTATAGGTGACGCCACGTTGTCAGGTGCTTGAACAGTTTGTGATACACCTCATGCAGTACCAAGAACCTAAGCTCTGCATCGTTAAGCTGCTTTACAAACTCACGTCCATACATCTCGTCACGCCCATTGGTACATGCGGTTGGTACGGAGTCATCGTCCACTACATTACGGTCACCGATCATCAGCACCCCTGCGAGTGCCGTGTACTTCGGGTTCCCCATGATAGAGACAACGGCTTTGGTTAGCCGCTGCTCTTCTGTTAGGTTGTTCAACATTAGCATTTTGTTTTCTCCTCATACGATGAGACAAATACAGCGTTCAGTGCGCCAGCTTGTGACATGAACTTTGCCTTGGCCTCGACCATTGCTTTTGCTAGGCTGTCGGCCTCGACACGTTCGACACGCGAGACCAGCCCTTCCACAGTTACATAGAATGTACGCATTACTTTTTATCCGCTGTGTACAGGTGGTTGTTTTGCATAGCCCACGCTGTGAACTTCTTGTTGGTCATCACCATCGCTTGCTTGGAATACTTCGGTGCGCGTACACCATTAGCAAACATAGCTTGTGCCTCGGTGTCGAGACGCGGCAAGTAATCCATCCAAGCGTCGAGCCAGTCTTTCTCCAACGCAGCCAGAGTTCTATACACAACCATACATACGGCTGCTGCGGAGCTGGGTACTTTGGCGTTCTTCGGATCATCTTTGATCGACTGTAAGCTGGGTAGCTGATCGGATAGTGACACAAACGCCATCAAGTCCATCGCACCACGATCACCGATTGTACCCATGAGCGCAGCGGTTAGCGTCACATCGTCAATCAAGTGCCGCTGCTTGAGTATGTCAGATGCAGAGTGCAGAGACCGAGGCGTCACGAAGGCGGCACGCTGCTGTTTGGGGTGAAAGATGTATGGGTTCTCGTCGGGGTCTTTCACATCCTCAAACGATGCCATCAGGTGCGGGTTGTCTTTGATCCAGCCCAACATGCTGTGATCCCAACCATCGTTGATACCAAACTCAATCAAGGCCATGTGGTCGGTTTTCTTGATCTGCACCACAGTCATACGGTTCCGTGCGTGTGGTGGTAAGATGTCACCAACTCCCTCGCTGCCTTTGTTGGTCGTGGCAAAGACAATGCTGTCGGGGTGTAGTGAGTAACTACCAACTTTACGCTCCAACATCAGACGCAGCATGGCGTTCTTCACAGCGGGGTTCGCCTTGCCATACTCGTCAAGCATCAGGATGATCGGCCCTTCGATATGCAGACCGAGTTCTTCGTGTGGGATCATACGCACACAGCCATCCGTTTCGATAGACTGCATGGACGGGATCATGATGTCGCCAAGGTCTTTGGTCGTGCCATCAAAGTATATGGGCCGATGCGTGGGGAGTTGTTCTGCCAAGGTGGTGAGCATCGACGACTTGCCGTTACCCATGTCACCCTGTGCTAGGACGGTACGTTTGCTACCCACCGCCTTGATAAGATCAACGCATTGGTCGAGGTTCAGTGCATACATTGCTTGTGCTTGATTAGTCATGTTGTTCTCCAATTGTGTAGTGAGTCACTACTTTATTTTTTAATTTTAGCCGTTGCGTTCAAGTACTCGTTGCACAGACGTTGGATTGCCTGTTCAGCGGTTACACTAAAGTTAAGTTCATCGCTCATAGCTTCTGCCACAAGATCGATAGGTGTCGGTTCTTTTTTCATTAGGCGTTTCATACTGTTCTCCTTATATATCCAAACTTGGTAGTGCTTTGATCGCGGCGTCTACTGCCGCTTTGGTTTCGGCGCGGAAGGTATCGTCTTCACGCAAGGCGTCAGGGGTCACACCAGACATTGCCTCTTCGAGACTGTTTGCCATGGCGTTCATCTGGCTTGAGTTCGTCACGTTACACACACGAAGAAGTTCTATCATGTCGGTGACGTTGCCAACCAAGCTGTCGCGGAACACCTTCTTGTCTTCCTTGCTGCCGTAGTCGAGGCGCTCACTCATGCTGGTCAGTGCCTTGTGCAAACGTGTCCACACGTCATTCATCGCGGTGTTGTACTGCTTGGCGTAAAACTCGCTGTACTTCTCCTGCACTTCGGCTAGGGCATCGTTGCCAATGTCCACACGGAAGTCACCTGCATCAGGTAGTGGCATATAGTTCATACCGAACCCAAACTTGCGCTGTAGTGTTTCGACTGTCGGATAGTCATCGCGTGAAAACAAGTCGCCTAGCTTGAGTTGTACATCCACAACCTCATCGTTGTAGCTGCCGAGGAAGTTGGACACGAGGCGTTCAAACTCATTCTGCATCTCGGACATAGCTTGGCTGTACTTGAAGTATTGCGCGGTGGGTAACAGACGCAGACCGGAGTTCGACCACGGCATTGTCATGTTCGCGTGCATGGCACGAGTTGCTGTCACATGTGTCTGTATAGCTTTGAGTGTGTCGGAGTTAGCGAGTAGCTTTTTGTTCACGCTTGCTACACCAGTATCGGCATGGTTTTGCGTGGTGACATCGGCAGAGGCACGCTTGTCTTTCTTGCGTCCAACCCAGTTAGAGATGTTGACTTCGACGAGCATCGCAGAGGATGCAAGTGTCGGAGCGGTGGATTGAGGCACGCTTGGCGTGACTGTTTCGGTTTGTGGTAGTGTGTCACTACCTTTTACTTCGATCATCATGTTCATAGTTCTTCTCCTGTGTGCCGCATATAGCGGGGTTTGGGTTGTTCAACTTTTGCGAGTTCGTCCTTACTCATCGGTTTGTGAACGTACTCAATCGTGTCAAACTCCTGCCACGCTTGACACACGACACAATCGGCATCGTGGTCAGGGCAGCGTTCGCCATAGTAATCTTTAATGGCCTCTTCGATCATCTTCATCTTCATCCCCTCACAGCGCGTACTTGTTGAGACCCTTGAGGTCGGCTTTGTTCGTGACGAGTGTTGCGCCTTGCTTGTGCGCGATAGGTGCAACGCACCAGCTTGATCGGATTTGTTGGGCGCGGAAGTCGCCGCAGTCTAGGCAGAAGTTGTAGCCTAGTTGACGACGACGATGGTCGTACTGTTCGCCGCATGAACGGCAGGTGACGGTCTTTAGTGCCATAGTCTTGTTCTCCATTGTTTGAGTAGTGAGTCACTACAATTTTGGTTGTTGGCGCAGGCTGCGCGGTACGTTGTTCATTTCGTGACAACATATACTAATGTACCACGTATAGTGACAAATGTCAAGTTTTCTGACATATAAGATAATGTTCCATCTTATGGTATCGTATGGTGATATATAGCTACAAATATATGGTTAAGTGTTTGTAATATAAGGAATGTTCCATTTGTTCCATAATGTTCCACGCTAAGTGCTTGTAATGCAAGGAATGTTCCAATGTTCCGTTGGTATCGGGGAAACACCGGCAATTTTTGGATTTGTGGTGGGACATGGAATCGCGTGGGAAGGGGGGTCTCTCACGTAGTCAGACTTTTAAACTATGGAACATTAGGAACATTAGGAACATTATAAATAAAACAGTTACTTGCAAATGGCCTTTTTGGAACTTCTTGCGGGACATTAGGAACATTATTGTGGAACATTATAAAAATAAGAGTTCTATCACTGCATACATGCTGTGACGCAATGCTGCTCTGATAACTGGCTTCAATCGGGTAGTGACTCACTACACTACGCGCGGTGTGACAAGATTCTCCGTACCACCACACACGACAACATCTCGCTACGTGTCGCCGGCCTGACGCGCGAAGCTGCTTGGAGAACTGGCATCATTTGGGTAGTGACTCACTACTTCTTTCTGTGTGGGTGGTTTGGTGGCCGCGCCGAATCCGATGCGTGACGCGCGAAGCTGCTTCGAGAACTGGCTTCAATCGGGTAGTGAGATTCGTACAGAAATGTAGACACAAAAAAACCCCGCAACCAAAAGGCTGCGGGGTCAGGTCTTAGCGTTGGATCAAAGTGAAAGCGGCTTGGCGTGGGAATGTGCTGCCATGCTCCGCCATGATGCGGCGTTTGTTTAAGATGTATTCAATATCGTCTGGCGACATGTTGTCTCGCATGTATCCAATCATGGCGTCAAACTTATCGTCTGGCCATTTGGCGATAACGTCGAGGGCGGCTTGGAAGATATGTTGCATTGTGTGTCCTTTCAAAGACGTGATGGTTAGGGGCGGCGTGATTGCCGCCCCGTGGTGGTTAGCCGATTGTCTTGGCAAGGTTCGCCAATCCGGTGGTCAGATCATCCAGATCGATTGAGCAATCAAACTCATCTGCTTTCTGGATGCGCTTGATTGCATCATTGAGCAATTCGCGGACCTTGGTTTCAACCGACACTGTGCGAGTGTCTGGGCCAGTCTTGCCCGATGCGATCTCCGCGTCGATATCCTCACGATGCTTCAATTGCTTCTTGATGTCGGCAATCACCGCGTTCGCTTGGCGCATCCAATATGCCCGCGTCTGGCCGTTTACAGTCTTATCGCCGCAAACCTTGGCGCTCATTTCCATCATGGCCTGAGCCTGTTTCGGGAAACCTGAGTTGATGGTATTTTTCAGGAAAGCCCAGCTCTCGTCGCTGGCCGCGCTGCCATCTGACTTGGGGCTGATACAATGTGCCGATGTCCAGCCTGCGCTGCGTAAGATGTCGGTGCGCTTGATGCGGGCGATGTCAGTCTTGACTGTTGTCGCTGCCCAATCGCGAACGGCGGTTTCGATTTCAGTGTTGATTGTGACGTGTGTCATAGTGTGTCCTTTCAAAGACATTAGGTTAATCAAGTCCCGGTGTTTGCCGTCTTGATGTAACCAGTATACATCTTTTGGTGTCTCTTGTCTCGTTATCAGCCGTCATATGACGCAATAGTAGTGACTCACTACCTTTTCTGACATATAGCGACCCCCACCTACCCCCGACCCCCCTGTATGGCGACACGCGTGGCACATCTGTATAATAAAGATTTGCGCGAATTTTTTCGTTTTCCACGAAATCGGGCTTCGAAGAAGAGTATGCATTAGCAGGGTTCGGTGCTAGACTACCTAATGCAATCAATAACTTAGACACCCCCCACCCTGTTTCGGCGCGCTATGCGTACCCCACCCCCTAGTTTGAAAAAAGCAGTTAGGAGTCCCAGATTGAAAAGATGGAAAAAATTTTTTATACTCAAATGAAATAGGGGTGGATGGAATGGCGATACATATAGAACCAGAACGTGGGGTGCCTATGCGCCCTGCACCAGAGATGAAAGACCTAAGTGTCAAAGCTGCCGCTGCCGCTCAGACGGTAGAGTACTTGCACGCCAATGGCTTAGAGGTAAAACCGAGCAACGCTGATAAGGATGCTGCCGCTGCACTGGCTGTAGCGTATGCGGGTGATCCTGATAAAACGTCTAAGGCCGCAACCCCGAAACGGGTGGCAAACTTGACTCCTGCAACCCTGCTGATGACGGACAAAATCCTGAAAGACTTCGGGCATTCGGTGGTCAAGAGCGCGACACAGGTTAGGTATCTCGTTACAAACAAGCTGATAGAAGAGACAGAAAACCCTGATCCACGTATCCGCATCCGTGCTTTGGAGCTGCTGGGTAAGATCAGTGATGTAGGGTTGTTCGCGGAGAAGTCTGAGGTGACAGTTACCCACCAGACTACAGATGACCTGAAGGACAAACTGCGGGAGAAGCTGTCACGGCTAGTGAATCCAGAGGTCGAGGACGCCGTAGTTTTAGACGCCGATGCCATCGACGTTGACAAGGAGCTAGGGCTGGATGGTTAGTTTAGCTAATTTAGCTAAGGATATGGATTTCTCTCCCGTCGAAGTACAGCACATGCTGGACAACTTGGACTCGTTCAGTCCTGAAGAGTTGGCAGAGATAGACAAGATCGTGGGAGAACTCTCCACGAGACAGTATAATCAGTCAGCACATGACGATCTCATTGAGTTCTGCAAACGAATGCAGCCTGACTACAAGGTGGGTAGACACCATAGGATACTGGCAGATCAGCTCATGGCGTTGGAAGACGGCTCCAAAGACCGTGTGTGCGTCAACATACCTCCACGGCACGGGAAATCGCAGCTTGTGTCTATATTCTACCCAGCTTGGTTCTTGGGGCGTAACCCTGATAAGAAGGTGATGATGGTCTCGCACACCACAGACCTCGCGGTGGACTTCGGGCGGAAGGTGCGGAACCTGATCTCTATCGATGCGTATAAAGATATATTCCCAGAGGTCTCGCTGGCGGT